CACACGTCCTTTCTTGAAAGTTTGTATTCACACCCTAGTGTTCATGTTTCGTGTCCTTCTGAGAGTTCTCCGATCTCAAGCACGCAATCATACTCGGAAAGGGGGCGCTTGACGCTCCTCCCACGAACCGCAGTCGTCCCGCCATAAATTCGATTGACACTCCCGTGCGCGGGTGGTGGGCACTCCCATCCCAGAGATAGGCGTGAAACCATTGCGTGTCAGTTCGCGCAGGGAGCAGGAACACGGCCAGCTCACAGATATGCGTGTCTAGCTCGTCGTGGCCTTTTGCCAGCCAGTTGCCGACTCCTCGTCCGTAAGGGGGATTACACCAGACCCGTCCATTCCAAGGCTGGGCGAGTCCATCCGTCGCCTGATCGTAATACCGCGCACACTTGGCCGTCTCAGGAGACGCACATACATCGAGAGTAAAGTGATAGCGTCGGTCGAGCGCGGCATAGATGGCTGGCGGTGTTTCCCAGTCTGATGATTGCGAGGAAAAGAGCGCCGTCATCGGAGACCCCCTCACCATCGGTGTCCACACTGAGGACAGGTATGGGAGGGCGCGGGGGCTGGCGGATCTCCCACGACAAGCGACCGCACGGCTTCACGGCTGAGTCCTTCGGCTGCCGCCCGGTGGAGCAGCGCGTGTCGGGCTTCGGGATCTTTCTCGACCAACGCTTCCCGATGATGTGACCAGGACACCGCCGCTACGCGATCGGCGGGTGGGTAGGCCTTCGAGAGTCGGACGGCCTGTGTCAGCGTGGTATAGGATTTCTTGGTGAGATCCACAGCTTGAGCATACATCTCACCCCACTCGCCACGACTCTCGCCGTAGAGCAGGAGATCGCCTAATGCCCAGAGTGCGCCGTTGGCGACTTGCTGGCAGTTTTGTAACCCGTGACAAAACTCGTCAAAAGTAATCGTGGGGTCAATAAGCGCCCCGGTATGCGTCATTTGAATCCCGTCCGTAAGAGATACCGTTCCCACCATGTCTAGGGTCGTCTGTGGGCGAGGCGTGAGAGCTACCGACTGATCGGTCATGGAGAATCCTTTCCTAAGCCTGCGGAAGATTCCGCAGCAGTGGCGACCGCAGGCGCGAACACTTTCACCAGTGCGGTCATGTTCTGAATAAGGGGGGGGATGTCGTCCACGGATCGAATAATCACGACACGACTCCCCGTCCATCGATCATGCCACGCGGCTTGCAGGGGGTTGACTTTCCCCGTCGCCCCCTTGATTTCCACCAGCACCGTGATCCCACGGAATCCTACGCAGATATCGGGGATGCCCTTGCCCAACGTCGCTAGCGAAAAGACCGTGACCCCTGGCACGTCCCGCAGGGCGCGAACGATTTCCGCGTGGTTCTTATCGACGCGCTTCATTTGAACAGATCGTCCACATCGTCCGCCAGTTTATGCACGGTCGCCACCGTCTTGGTCACGACCGGGGGGGACTTACTGGCGATACCGAGCGTAATTCCCTTGATAAATCCTTTACTGAACGCCTTATCCTCTGCGGTCGGGTGCGTGAGATTTTCCACCGTCGTCGGGTTAATCGTCACCGCTACGCCAAAGTCGAGGTGAGGGATAATGCCTCCCTCCGCCAGCTTCATATGCACATCGCCGTGTTTGTCGTACCACACGCCGACATCCACGCTGACCCCTGCTCCAGGCCCTCCAGATGGCCCTGTCCAGATCATCGCCTGGTTGCCATCGGGGTTGACATAGTGCCATTTGACGACATCGGAGAGCGTCACTCCGACATGCGCTGTGACCTTGACTTCGAGGCCGCGCCCGTCATGGGTCTCCACGTCTGCGCTGACTCCCTGCGTGGCATTGACTGTTTCCACATCACAGAGATGATCGAAATTCCATTGATCGGTCCGACACCACTCCGTGCCAGTTGCCTTGCGGAAGTAGATTCCGTCCTTGTTAACGTCGAACACATCTTCATCTTTCGAGTTTGACACATAGAATCCGTAGGGTACGTGTTGTCCAGTCATTGTCCTCCTTCGTGACTCCCTGCAAAGAGGGGGCCTTCAATGCGGTCATTCGCTAACACGTCGCGTACATCGCCGTGATGAATCATCTTTCTGATTCCTCCCCCTGATAATTTTCCTCTCCCCCCCTCACCGATTGACGGGGGACGGGGCGTTTCGGGGGACGGGGCTTCACCGTGATCGGGCCGTCAGCTCCCAAGGTGGGATCGACAGGGATCAGGTCGATGATGCGTCCATGCACCGCCTGATGATGGCAGGGCGCACAGAGCAGCACCATATTCTGCGTCGAGGTCTCACCGCCGGCACTCCGAAAGACGAGATGGTGAGCCTCTGGCTGGCTGCTAGCGAAGCGCGATCCACAAACACGACACGATGTATCCCGTCGCACGAGGTCGGCTCGTACAGCGGCCATCAGGCGCGTCTGCGCCCGTTTGGTACGCGCACGCTCTTGTCGCCTGGTGCGATGAGGTTTCGGGAAGCGCATCATCCGATCAAGCGGGAAGACCGACTCCGCGGGAGGGAGGGCTGGCATGCCCTTGTTTCTCCGGTAGATGAGAGAAACACACGTCGTCGGCCTCCCCATCTCATCGGCCGCGCCCTCGTGTTCGAGTGGCTTGCTCAGCCGCACGACGCTGCTCAAGCACTGGATTCTTCTCCCAACACGCACACCGCCGTACGCGTGTCGTGACCGGATCTTCCTCAATCCACCCTGTATCACGGCAGCGTGAACACCCGTAGGTGGGGAGACGTGGGAGACTGGTGCGACTTGCATGCTGCGCCGGGATCTCTTTTCCCAAGAGTCGGGCGTACTCGTCAAAGAATTTATTGCGTGCGGCCAGCGTCCGCGTTATTTCGTCCTGCTCGACCTCGCGCCCATCGGTTAGTTGTTGCACGGCCTTCCCAAGCGTCTTGGCGCGTTGACCTGACGCGAAGGCTTCGCTCCGCGCCTTCCATGTTCCGGCATCCGGCAAGAATGGGGACGGTTCCCCCCCCAGCTCGTAGCCCGTCGCCTCGATCGCCGCTATTGGGACTCCAGCCAGTTCTTTGAAGTAGGCACTCAGCTTCACGGCATCGACGGGGGTGTTTTTCGTTGAGGCTAGAAAATTAAACGCCAGAGCAAAGCGTTGTTTCGCGTCACGAGTCAGAATCTCAGGCATTGCACTCCTCCTCTTTCGCCTGTGTATAGGCTTGCATAATCTCTCTTGACCCCCAGCATTGCGAGGGCGTATGGTCGTAGAAAAACTGCGACCACGATTTTAGGGCTGCGAAATTCTCTGCGTCTGCGAACATGAGCGCGTGGTTTAGATTATTTTCAATGACAGCTTGAAGAAACGATCCAGGCTGTCGGCCATCCACGACATACCCATAGAGAATCGGTAACATTCTTGTGGGAAGGCTATCGTAATCTCCCTCACGGAACCCCTGATCAAGCATCTCCCGACAGTCGTCTCGTGAATTATGGAGCGTCATGCGTTCCCCTCCCGTGCTAGAAAGTGTTGGGTTGCTTCAATCATCCCTTGTGTCTGTGGGCTAAGTTTGGGGCGTTTCACCGGAAGATTGCACTCATCTTCCCACTGGCGTTGATTGAGCCACGTACTGGGATGTGGAATGAATTGATGTTCGGTTCTCTCGGCTTCCCAGAGTTTCATCCACCGATGCAACCCCTCCATAATCTTGGTAAAGATCACCGTATCCGACTCGGCATTCGTCTTGAGCCACGCTCGTTCCGCTTTGACACGTTTTACGTGTTTCGGATAGCGTTGGTAGAATTGCTGGAATCGCGTCGTGTGACGCACCATACTCGTACTTCTCTTCTTTGATCGGTGTACAACTGTACTTATATTAGTACTCTCTATGTATATCTGCGACTTGTCCGCAGGTTTGCGGCCATTATCGGAGTGTGCCGTGCGTGAGTCGTGTATGGCTAACGTCTGTGTTGAGAAGAGGTTGCCTGTACCTGGTGTCCTCGACGGTTCACCGGAAAGCTCCGCATCCGTGCGGATCACAGGGTTACACAATCGCACTCCGTAACGATTCTGTTGGCCTACTTTTCCCTGAGCGCAGAGCGCCCCGACCGACACGAGTTCCTTGAGCCAGCGATCGATGCTATCAAGCGACGATCCTGAATCGTCTGAAAGGCGATCTCTCGTGGGACTCGCGCCGTCAGGACGATCAGTCCACACCGATAAAATAAGCGCATAAAGGCGTATCGCCCCATTCGACAATGTTTTATCCCTGATTACCCACAGGGGAAGGAAGGCTCCTGACCCGATATCACTCCGCACGGCAGACCACTGTAATGGTACGCTCGACGTGGCATCCCGGCACCGCAAAGAGTTGTCCGTGCTGTTTAGCGAGTCGATTTAGGGTTGGGAGATGGGGGGTTATTGCCTCCAAGCTCACCTCGCCTCGACAGACCGCTTCAATAAAAGCTCTGCGATCATCGACCACCACCTTTGGGGTGGTAAGCCGATATTGCCCTTCGGGTGGATCAATGAGTTGCACCACCCCACCCTCTGATGGAGCCGGAGCATCTTCAAAGTGGATGATGGCTTCAGCGACCGCCTGTTCTGGCTGCTGGATCTTCGCTAAGTCAGCTTTCTCTAAGCTAAGAATGGTTTTTCGTGTTGCGTTGATCGCATCCTTGATCGGCTGATAGTGCTGCGTGATCGCTTTTCGGATTCCCTGTAGATTGCGGAGAACCTGACAGGCTTTCAGGTAGCTCGGTTGGCTCGTGATCTGCGCGATCGGTTGGGTTGTTAATCTGATGAGTTTGTTCTCTATCCGTTTGGGTAGCTTCTTTGCCTTGGTTCGTGCCATGTATTGCCTCCTCTAAGAGTGTCATCCACCGAAGAAAGTCCTTCGGATCGTCATACACAACCGTGTTCCACGTTCCATCTTGATGTAAATAGATCCCCACGCGAAGGATCTCATCGTATCCGTTTGGCTTCCACCCCATTGCATAACACGCAAGTTGGGTAGCAATGCGGCGCTGCGCCGCTTTGCCCTTTCCGTACCCCGTTTTGATGTCCGCAATCACCAGGCGCTTGTGTCCTTTCACATAACCGACTCTATCTATAATCCCATGCCAGTCTCCGTTATCGAACGGCTGCTCGATATGGCTCCACGAGGGACTCATCGAAGCGTAAAAGCCGTGCCGATAGGCATCGCAATACCCTTCGTATCCTGGCATGACGTTGGTCGTATTGCCTTCGTCTAGGGCTTCGCACCACTCATGCACGAGATGGCCTACTCGAAGGGCTGCGTCAAGACCAGGAAAGCTGGGCATCGGGTGAGCGCGTTCCCAGACTCGCGTGAACGACCATTGGCTGCGCCAGATCGGGATCTCTCGCATCAGAACACGATGTCCTTTTCTGTTAGCTCCTCAACGGTCGCCCGAAACGCGGTTCCAGATTCAGCCAGTTTAACAATCTCCTCGTACTTGGATCGGTCGATATCGCTGAATCGTTCGTAACCATACGTTTCCTTGAGATAGGCTTGGAAACTGTCTACATCGACCTCATGGCTTTTCGCAATGGCGTAGAGGCGTTTGGCTTGTGGTTTCGAGATCACAGATCCGTTCGACTTCGCTGGTGGAGGTGCGGCTGCCTTTACGTATCTCAGCTCTCGGTTAGTCTCCGTCTGTGTCACTGGCTTGGCCGTCTGTGTCACTGGCTTGGGAGGCTGTAGATGTTTACCCGCCGCCGTGTTTCCGTCGTCATCAACTTCCAGCAAGTTCTGTTCTTTAGGATCAACAGGTGCCAGTCCGAGTAGAGCCAATAATGACCCTCTGCGCCCGTAGGTATAGGCACTCAAGATAGCTTGAGAAGCGTCCCGGTCAAGAGCTTTCGCTGACGGTGGAATCGGCAGCAGTGTCTCCATCCACTCCCCAGACGTGTGTACGAGTCGCGTTATTACGGCGAACTCACCATTGAGTAGGGTTGCCCCCTGAATCACGGTCAGGCCGCATTCGGCAAGGGGCTTCATCGTTTTGTTTAAGACAAACGGAAGGGTTGCGTAGGGGTTCCCAAAGTGAGGGTTTGTGGACTCTGCCAGGAACTCGATGCCCTTCTCTGCGAAGGCGACTCTAGCTGCGAACAGTTGATTAACGCTCTCGCTGGTTCTGATCGTGTGTGTGAATGCTGGTGGAAATCGGTCGTGTGTCAAGGGTTGATCTGCCATTTTTGTACCTCCGTGTTGAAAAATTAAACAGACTAACTAAACTGATTGACTATAAGTCTATCCCAAGTCACGGCTGCATGGGAAAAAATCATCTGGGGAAGAGGTCTTCGATCGAACACCCAAAGAACTGTGCGACCTTGTGTGCATTGAGAACAGTGATGCCCCTGTAGCGTTGCCGGACAAGATCGCTGACGTAGGATTCAGGAACGTCGATAGCGCGTGCGACAGTGCGCTGGGTTACCCCAGCAAGCTCGATCGCCTTGCCAACCCGATTTGCATCGGTTGGTTCTCGCCGGAGTGTTAATACGTGATGAGAGGTGAGCGCGGTATTTAGCATAGTGTGAGAATTTTACTGTGAAAAAGGCATCGGGGTCAAGCTAACGTGTTCGCCAGTAGTAGCACCCACTTTACAGTGCATACACCATCGTGCTATACTAAGTAAAGCAAGGGTCTTTGACAACTGAATCGCACGGCGCAGGACTCTAGGAGGGGTGTACTTATGGGAACAGTTGATCAGTCAGACCTCAACGATCACACGCTCGATATGTTTGACCGGACACGGGGCGGGATGGAAATGCGGAACGATGTCACGCGCACCCGTGTTAGCACCGTCCGGCATGTCGATCCGTTAGTGGGGAATGTTGCGACCTTCCTCATTGAAAGTATCCGCACGGAGGAAGGCGACTATGCCTTTGTTGAAGTTGCCACGAAAGATGGCAACGTCAGAGTGGTGCTGCCACCAAAGGTGACGAATGCCCTAGCGAGACAGCGTGACGCGCTGACCAAGAAGGTGCGGAAACGCATCGGTCGAGAACTAGGTATCAGTCAGGCTGCTGAACGGAAGGCACAAGGCATTGAACCATTCGGGGGCAAGCCGTTTATCAGAAAAGCTAAAACTGCGTAAGAGCCTCGCGCCGTGCGGTTGAGTTGTTACAGAGCTTGCAGATGGTCGTGATCGCCTTCGCGGATCAGCTTCATTCCCAATTTGAGAGCGCGACGTTTCGCTTGGGTGATAGGAGGTTTAGGGTTCGGGCTATACACAATATCGGCTGCCAGGCCGACCATATGCAGACTCTCCGGGTGTCCTCCAACCTGCCTATTCCTCTCAGCACTTCTGATGTACGAGGTGACCGACCCGCGTGACCACCCAGCAAAGCTCCTCACGGCATCAGCAAAGCCAGCAGGGGTCATTGAACAGGCAGCCTTAAATGTGTCCACATGGAATTGAAAATAGTGGTCAGGGCATCAGCCTGCTTTTTAGCCGTCGGAGCGCAGCTAATAGCGTTGACAAGCACTGTGACGAGCGCGTTCGTGAGTTCTTCTGGCGATAGATCGTCTTGAATCGCTCGGCTCTCGATGGATTCCACAAACTCAAAGATTCGTCTCAATCGAGCCGGACTCGTTCCACATTCTTCGGCAAGCTGCGAGAGAGTGGCCTCGCTAGCGTTCACATCGATCGGGACGACCTTCGGCGGTTTCATCACGCCCCATCATATCAAGCAACGAGCGATATGGGGAGTATCTATATTCCGAAATAACGATCCCTGTGGACGATTTACGCAGTCGATTGGTGAGAGACCCTTGTGTTTTCAGACGGATTCGAGCCTCACTGATTCTTGTTCTCCACGCA